CAAGATTTTCAACGGTGCGAGTTTGATCTGCTTTAAATGTACCACTACTTTGGTCAAAATACACTACAGAGTTGTTTACTTTATTGTTGTCAACAAGTAGTGAGTTAGTGCTACTAAACTGTGGCCCTTGTGGCCCTCTTGTTGCTACCGTAACAACATTAGTATCACCATTAACGGTAACAGTGTTCCTTTGAGTTGTAATGTTGACTGAACTCATGTTGAAGTATAACCCTCGCTTACAAATATTGTACCTTCTAAATAATATTGTTTAGACCCTGCACCATCAATTAATAAAACATCATATTTTAAAATATCAGGAGTAAATGTAGCAGTTTGTGTATCAGTAAGAGTAATGCTTACAGAACCAGCAGACCTATCAGTGTAAGTAACAGCAAAATCAGCATACTTTGTGGTGCGTGTTTCTTCCCAAACCTGTGCAGCAACAGTAAATCCAGTAAGATTTATAGCATTATCATTTGAGTCCTTAAAAATAAGCGGAATTGTATGATCCGATCTTCGCTGAAGCGTAAAGTCATATATTCCCGGTTCGATTGCCATAATTAAGTTTTGATAATGTACATTAATGCTACGTTACGAGGTCTGGCTTCAGTACCTCCTGAGTTACTTACAGTGTTATTTGTTGATATTGATATACCTGTAGTCGCATTATTCATAAATTGTCTGTTACCTAGTGGGCCTAAACCAGTGCCACTACCACCACCATAATTACCAACAATAGTATCATTTACAGCTATAGATTGACCATTTGCTGCACTTGAAGATGGTGAATTAGATGTTGGGCTATGTCTGTGACCAGTATCAGTAATAGTATGATTAGAGGTGACTGTGTGATTATGTGATTTATTTTCATCTCCTTGAGTGCTACCAATTTGTCTACCTGTATCAACTGCTCTATTACTAGCCCAACCTCTAACAAATTCGCCACGCAAATCAGGTACATTAGAACCAATTAATGCAGCTAAAGCTGCGTGTCCAGATGTAGATTGACCATTACACTCTAAATAACCTGCTGGTACAGTAGCAATAGCAAAACAAAATATAGTTCCTGTAGGTACACCTTGTATTGCCACAAAAGATAGCTGTCCAGATCCGTTTGTTTGTAAAACACTTCCATTTGCACCATCCGCAACTGGTAAAGCAAAATTTACATTACCACCGCCGTTATACTCAAACTTAATTCCAACTGAACCATTTTTAAATTTAAGGTCTACACCACTTGCTAATTCTAAAAGAGTTGAAGTTAAAGTTAATCTTTCAGTGCCACCACATACAAAACTTAGTGTATTTGAAGCAAACCTACCAAAACCAGTGTCGGTGTCACCACTAAATTTTACAGGTAAATTACTTGCAGAACCAGTTGTTCTTAACTGTAATGCTCCTGTCATAGCAGTATTACCATCTATAGGTAATAAACCTAAGTTTGCTTGGTTTATGTCTCCAATTTCAGTAAATGAACTATTTGCTGAATTTCTTATTTTTAAAATATTATCTGAAGTATCACCATATAACATAAATGCAACAGCATTAGTAGGATCTGAACTACCACTATTTAAAGTTTTTATTGCATCAAGAACTAAATTAATATCTGCACGAACAGCAGCACCAGAGGCATTAGCAATATCGTAGTCTGATACTTGAGACATTTATAAAATCTTTTCCTCCATATTACACCCCTTTACCATAACCGACAGCCGTGAATGTAAATCTTCTGTCAACAGCAGCATTACTTGAATCTCTTATTAATAGAGTAAATCCTGTTCCAGTTATGTTCGATAATGTAACATATTCTCCAGATCCTAAATTTTCGACTGTTACCCCTACATTTGGTTTAAAAGCATTTAATCCTCCAAGACCTGCGACACCTGTGAAAAATGGTCTGGAAAATGTAATATTTTTCTGAGATGTTCCTGATTGTTGTGCAGCCATTGATACTGGATTATTAGAATTGCCTGTTAGATATGAATTTTCCGTTCTTGCTGGGAATAAAGCTACAACACCAGCTTGTTGTATCTCTATATTTTCAACTAAAGGTTTTTCAGTTGTTAATTCTAATTTAAAAGCAAAAGCCCTTCCTTTAAAAGTACCATTAGATAATGCAGCAAATTTTGTAAATTTTAAAAAAGTATTAGCGGTGTTACTTATAGCCTGAGTGTTATTAGAAGTTAAAGTAAATTTATTTGCATTTGGCACTGTTTGAACTGTATAAAAGGTATTTGTGTTATTTGATGTTCCAAAACTTGCCCTAATATTATCGCCAACTTTTAGACCATGACCTGTTGAAGTGGCAGTAATGACAGTTCCAGCGGTAGTACCATCCTCGCTACCATCATCTTGAACATAACTAAAACTTGTTCCATTGGTATAATTTGGAGAGCTATAAGTAGGGTCTATATTTGTAGAAGCTACTAACATTTTACAATTAACTGTATCTGCTGAAGTACCATCAAAATTACCATCAGTTGCATAATCGTCCCAAAAAGATCCTTCTGGTATAAGTTGATCTAAAAAGGTTTGTTTTTGAAATGTTCCAGAAGTGTAAAGAAATGTTGGAGCACCCCCCGCAGCAGCAGATAATGTTACTCGAAAAAAGTTTGCATCAAGAACTTCTGAAACTGTATATGTACCATTTAAAGGATTACCAGTACCTATAATGATTAGTACAGGATCACCTACGCTTAACAAATGTCCAGCACCAACACGAATTTCAATAGTTAACGCTGGTATTGTTCTACCTGTAGGGCCGGGATTAGGCACAACAGCACTACTTGATGTTTGGTTCACGTAAGCTTGTTGAAATGATTGAAGTGGTGGTTGTACTTGAAATCCAACAGACTTTATAAATCTTTTTAAATCCAAAGAATAAACTCTACCTAAATCAAAAGTTGCACCTATCGCCCCAGCACCATCTTGAAAAAAATATGTGCCAAGAGTGATTCCAGTACTTTCTCTAAGTCTTAAAGTATTATTCACAACGCTAGTCTCTACTTTTCTACCGCTATAAGGACTTGATAAAATATCTTGCCTTGAACCATCACTTAATATAATTTGAGTATCTAAAATATCTGGTAAATCTACAAGAACACTTGCTGACCTAGTACTAAAATTACCTTGATCATCTTGAAAGCGTAGAATATACTCTCCTTCTAACGCTGGTACAATTTGTTCTGTGCTATTACCGGGTAATGCTTCAACAAGATCAATTGCATTGCTAAAAGTACCTGTACCATCAGTTACAGAACTATGCCTGACATATACCCTGCCACCATGTAAAACATCTGGATCAACAGCTTGATCCCATTTTAATCGTACATTTTTAGCATCTACAGGTTCCATTTGTAAATTTTGTACATCTCCGGGAGGTGCATTTTTACCAACAGCATTAAATGTTAAATCAGTTGATGTTTCTGATATTTTTAATGCAGCATTATATGAAAACACCCTAAATTCATATGTTCCAGCTTCCGTACCTTCTATTTCAAAATCAGGTCTAAACACATCCTGTACTACCCAGTTGGCATTATTAAATCTGTACTGAACTTGATATTGACTAACACCTGTTACTGCTACCCAAGATAAAATTAATTTAACTATCGCAAGTTTGTTTTTTACAATGATTCTTTCTTCTGCAACTAATCCTGATGGTGGTGATTTTGGTTGATTCAATAAAGATAAGTTTCTTACAGGTAAAGGCTCATCTTGTTCAATATTTGCGTACTTACCGGGAATATGAGTTAATGCTGTAATCGCATAATTTACACCATCTTGCTCCTCTACTGATATAACTCTAAATGTTTGAGGTTCTACACCTCCAGTTCCAGAACTAGATAAAATCCATACTGCATTTACGCTTGGTGTTTGTGATAAAGCAGAACTTAAAGTAATAACATTATCTGTAATACTATTACCAGCAGCAAGTGTTTTTGTTTCTACCTTTCCATCAGGTAACATTACACTTAAAGTTTTATTTGTACCCTGCAAAGTAGATAAGTCTTGACTGCTATCAACAGTTATGACAGTAGTTGTTGCACTTTTAACTCTTCCTGATCTTCTTTCAACACTACGCACTGGATCGTTTATAGAAATTACACTTCCGGGTCGAACTATCGCACCAGCATCTATAGAAGTTGAAAAACTGACAATTTCAGATTGTTGTTGCTCACTAAAAAGAATTGCCTTTGCCAATCTGATCGCTTGCGATCTTGATGTACAGCCAAATGCTTGCACTGTCTTTTTAATTATTCCAAGTTTTGCAATAGCAGCAGTATCTTCAAAAACTTCATAATCAATTTCTCTACTATCCATGTTGAAATACCTTACAGAAATAACAGAGTGTCTTTGCTTTAGACTGGTTCCAGAATACGAAAATCCAGCTTCAGTTACATTTGCCAAACTAAATAAGAAACTAGAATCAGTAGGTCGATCTTGAGTAAGAGTTATAGAGCCTGTTTGCCATATCGGAAACGCTCTCATCACACCAGCTAATTCATTTATTAATTCATACGCCTCTGCTGTTCCTTGAATTGCAACATTGCAAGCAAACCTAGCTTCTTTTGTTCCATCTTGTAATGTAACCTCTTCATTAGCATATTTAGACGCTTGTACATAACTAAATAAATCAATATTTTCATATTTTTTTGCATCAGTAGATTGATCTGGCGATATATGAACACCAAGCCCATATCTTTGATTTGTTAAAACATCAAGTAATATCATCGAAGGACAGGTTGTCCATACCGCATTTTGCATTGTTCCATTAAAGATGTAGTTTTGTGGATATACTATTCTTCCTGTATTTATATCAACTGTAGGTGTGCCAGAATTATTTGCACCTGCACCCGGAATGTTTACTTTTATTCCACGAATACGAAATGCTCTTTGAGGTACAGAACTAAACTGTTCAGAACTAACTCTTAAAGTTGAGTAAGCACAATCAGGATATGCCTGTGGTGTATATACAACTTCTTCTATCCTTGAAACACCAAACGTATCTTGGATCACATCTGGGTCACTGTCAGCAGTAATTCTCCTTACTTTTATTCTTGCTTGAGTGTAATTAGCATTTCCAAAAGTATCATTAGGTAAATTAATTGTATGTTCTCTTGAATATGAATCTTTACTTCTACCTGTAATTGTTTCATCTACAATTACATTAAAATTACCACTATTGTTAGTTTCTAATAAAATTTGGTAATTAACTTCAGTTCCTAAAATATCTCCGTTAGTTTCAAATTTTTGTAATGCTAAAAATTGTATTGTTACTTCTGCTGCATGTTGTCCTAAAGAAAGATTAGGACTATCAACATCTGATGATGTGGTGACAACAGCAGAATTTGTCAATACAGTGTTTGATGTTTTTTGTAGATTTGCATTTTCTAAATTAGCTACTGGTTTTTGATTACCTTCTCCAAACTTAGGAATAAAAGTAACATCCTCAAAACTAAAATCTGTATCAGTTAAACTACTAAGTTTAGTTGTAAAGTTTGGATCGCTTGGACTGAGGTTTAAAACAGCAGTGTTATCTAAAAAAATATCAGCTAAACAAGCATTATTATAATTTGCGTTATTACGAGCAATCCCTTTCTTTGACGGTGTTGCAAAACCCTCTATTTCACCTTCCGAAAGCAAATCTTGTATCGTTGCAAACTCTTTACTGTTAAGAGTATCTTCGGCTCTTACTGGTTCTCTTGGTGCTGGTGGGCCTTTTGAACCTCTTATAATTTTACCCATTACGAATCCCCTGCAACAATTTGCTGTGTATCAATACCTGCTGATATAACCACAGATCCAGTGACAATCTCTCCATAACATAAAGGTATGCTAGTTCCGGCTCGATCCGTATTTTGCACTCCAGAAAAACTAAATGATATTCTTGGGTCTTCTTCATTACTAAATTCTTTAAATTGAGGCATTGGAAACAGCATATCGGATACACCGCTTAAAACTAAAGCTGCACCAATACCAAACGCTGCTTTAGCTCCAGTGCCAGCAGCGGCAAAACCACCTGCTCCAGAACCAAATGCAACTGCTTTACCAGCAAAGGCTCCAAACGCACCCATTGATAAGGCCACCAACGCACCCCCTAATAATATTCTTCCAAAATTACCTCCAGAACCACTAATTACAGGCACAATGCTGACACCTTCACTTCCAATCGGATGATGTAGTTCATCTTCTCTAATATTGTAATTATTAACAATAACTTTGTAGTATCTATCATTCATGTGGCCTTCTAGCTGTGGAAAGTTAGTCACTAAAAACTTAACAGCATCAGCAGTAGAGTTTATTACGGCATCAAATTCTTTATGACCTACAAAGTCAGCTAATTCTCCATATAATTTAACTTTCTTGAGCATAGCGATACCTCTTACCAGTACATTTTAACAACCATTCAGAGTAAGGCTCTCTACAAGACAGTCTATCTGCTAAATGGTGTAAAACCATATCTCCTAAAAAAATCGCCACATGATTTAAAGTTGGGTACATAATAGACATCAACAATACATCTCCCTCTTCTAATTTTTCATCTGGTCTAAGTTCTCTAAAACCTGTTCGCCATGCGTAACTTTCAAATAGTGGATCGAACAAAAACTCGTCTGCTGTCATTGTTCTTTCATAATCTTTTAGAATAATTTCTTTTTCTTTTTTGTAATAATCAACAACTAAACTCCAGCAATCAGTAACACCCCATACCCATGGTCTACCTAATAAAGGTGCTTCATACCCCGTTGGTTCTACATAAGCCCATTCTTCTGTTTTTGGATTAACAATATGCCAAGGTAATTTGCTTTGTTCACAACTTACTTTGTCTGCCTGACTAGGTTCTGGAGTAGATATAGGGTGGCTATGAATAATCGCAGTTATTTCACCAAGATTATCTGCTTTTACATAATCTTCTGGATTTAAAATAAAATGCTGATGAGATGTAATGGCTAGATTTTCACAAGGATAATATCTTTCTTTACCTCTTATGTTTAACAATAATCCGACAGATTCTTTTGGGTCTTGGTCTTTCGCATGAACCAATGCCTCATCTTTCCAACTCATTGAACAAACGTGCCAATCGCAGGGAATAAGGCTCTAGTACATTGTCTTTTTGGTACTCTCACACCAGCCAAGTCAAATATTGCTGCTAATTCAAATTCAACAACCTCTCTGTTTTCAGCAGATTTACGATCCACTGAATAAATTTCTCTTGGAAATTCTGCGTTAGGATCAGGTGTACCAAAAGGATTATTGCCTGTAAAGTTTGCATTGTCTATAAATCTTGCCAGTGTTCTTATTCTGGTGACAGTAGCACCTGTAAGATCATTACCAGCAGTAACAGTATTTACTGATTGCAATATTGCAGATATGGTTCCAAAAGCATTACTTACAACTAATTTAGGTCTTGGTAGTTGACCACGTTGAAAAGCAAAACCTTCAGCAACTATAGGAAATCTTGTATAGGAATTACCAGCCCAAACTATGTTTTGGTTTGTCTCATTAGATCCTGAGTGAAATCTATATATTGTATTTGCACCATGCAAAGCTGTTTTTAGAGTAAGAGTAAATAATTCAATAACAGATCCCGGATTTATTTTTGATATGTCGTTAAAAATACTACTAAATGCTTCGTAAATAACACTTCCATCGTAAACACTTTGGCCGATAATTTTTGTCCATGATGGTTCTCCAGCACCAGTTGTCCCTGCTGTTGTTACACGAAAAAACATACCATCAACACCATTAGTAGGACAAACAATATTACCTAAACTTTTAGCTGTATTTGCAGTCCAAACAGTAGCAACCGTCATGGTTCAAATACCTCTCTAAATGTTGCTTGTATTGTTGCTCTATTTACGTAAGGTATAGATTTTGACCAGCTTTCACATACAAATTGAGATGAACTTGCTTCTCCCGGTGGCGTAAACGTAAAACTAGCACTGTCATTTGCTCTTGCATCTAAAAATGTTTCTATGGTATCTGCATCTGTTTCTGATACTTCAAAAGTTAAATTAAAAGTTTTAGGATTTTGATTTTGTGCAAGGCCAAATAATATTCTATGTTCGTATCCATCAGCAAAACGAACTGTTCTTGTATTTGGTGCAGATCTTTTTTGTAGCCCATATTTGGGACTTATCGAAGGAAATGTAGCCATTATGCAAGTAAGCCTCCCGGTCTTTTTTGTTGTACAATTTCAGATTGTACCGCTACAGAAATAAGACGGCCAAGTTCTCTACCTCTATCTTCATCTCCTTCAACAGCCGAACCAGATGCGTCCACATTTACAACCACATTAGTAGAGCCTCCTAACTGATTGTTAGGAATAATTGTACCAGCAGTAGAGGGTACAAAAATTTCTGGCCCTTTCTCACCAACTATTGATGGTCTGCCTACTGGTGGTCTGCCTCCAGCAGCAAAGCCCGGTAAATTTGAAAATATACCAAATCCAGTGCTTTTAAGTAATGTATTTATGCCAAGCCTTAGAAGATCACTAGCAATGCCCTGCAATATTGATCTTGCAGCTTCGCCAAGACTTCTTGTTTGCAAAATTGCATCATGAAGAGCATCTGAAATACCTGTACCAATACTATCTCCTATTTTTACAAAAGCTTCACTAATTTTTTTTGTATCTTTTTCTACTTCTTCTGTTGCACCTTCAACATCTTTAAGAGTTTTTAAACGTTCTTTCAGTTTTGTTATAGATTCTTCTATTTTTCTTAAAGCTTCATCTCTTAAGCCAGCACCTCTTTTTTGTGATTCCAAAACTTCTTTTCTAGCTTCTAAAGTTTCTAAAGCAGCTTTTATTTCAGCCTCTCCACCTGCTTTTACTAAATCATTAAGTTTTTTTCGTTCTTTACTCTGTTTTATTATTGCAGTTGTTACGGCTCCTATTGCAGTTGCAAGAGCAACAAAAGGCAGGGCATTTAATGCAGCAGCTAAGATCACTGCACCACCTCCAGCGGCTATAAATGCAGCTTTAGCAGCAACTAAAGAAACCGCAGCAGCTTTAGCAGCAAGAGCAATACCAGAAAATATCAATGCAGTTTTGCCTACTGGTGAATTTACAAAAGCCGTTATTGCTACAGTAGCTTCTGTTAGTCCCTTAATTACTGGCATTACAACAGGCATTAAAGCATCACCAAAAGCCCTACTTAGGTTTTCTGTTTCATTTGTTAAATTTTTAAAAACTTGTGTCGGATCGTTTTCTAATAATTCTTGTAAAAACTCGGCTCCCTCAGTGCCGACTCTTCCTAATGCTCTAAGAACAACATCACTTGTTAATTTTCCCTGAGCAGCAAACTCTTTAAGCTTTCCAATATCAACTCCAAGCTCATCAGCAATTGGAGCAAGAACAGTTGGCACTTGTTCTGAAACACTCCTAAATTCATCACCAGCCAGCCTTCCTGAGCCGAGAGCCTGTGCTAGTTGTCTAAATGCGTTGGACGATTCTTGTGCAGATGATCCAGCTAGTTTTGCCGCTGTGTTAAATCCAAAAAATACAGTTTTTATATCTTCAACTGATGTTCCAAGTGGAGCTAATCTTGCTGTAATATCTGTAACACCTTCAAGAGCTTCAGTAGCACTTAATCCAAAAGTTTTTTGTGCATCTGCTGCGATTTGCTGTGATTTAGCAAAATCTGCACTGTTTTTAGTAAGTAACTCTAATCTTACATTTAACTTTTCAAAATTTGCTGATGTTCTTATTGCATTACGACCAAGAACTGCAATTCCAGTTGCAGCAATAATATTTCTAAGGCCGTTAAATGATTTTTGTAATTGATTGGTTTTCGACTGAACATCATTCAATGCTCTTGTTGCACCGCTGGCATCAACTCTTAATCTAACAACTGCCTCTGCCACAAATTTAAAAACCTTTAACTATATATTACCTTGAATTGTGTTTTTGTCGTTGCAAGGCAATCTTTTGCTGTTCATTTTTGTTTTGATAATATGCTGCCCAAAATATTAACTCTTCTTCAGTAATAGATTTTCTTAATTCTTGTAATGTCTTACCAAGTTCTGATGCGAGAAAAAACTCAAAATTTAACAAGTTATCCCGCTTTATTAGTTTTTTGCTGTATCTAACTCAAGTTTTATATCCATCATAAACAGTTCTAAATCATTTAAAACGCTCTCTGGTAAAAATCTTTTTAAATTTTCTGCATCAGCAGATGCAAAAGCTTTTGTCCCATCTTCATTTTCTGCGAGTTGGCAAAGAAGTCTTGTAGATATTGCCAAAGCATCTTGTGTACCAGCAGCATTTTGAGCCTGTATTCTATCGTGTCTTGTAAGTGGTGGAAAATATAATATTTTTAACAAATCGCCATTTGGCTTTTTTAATTCAAATTTTCTTCTTTCATTCATTACATCACTAAAAGCCTCAGTAATGAGATCTACGTTTCTTTTTGTTGTCATGAGTTAAGTGCGAAGTACTCTTTTAAATTTACTATATAGCTGAAGTTATAGCACCACTTGTTATGAATGTAATATTGACTTCTTGAATCTCGCCAAGAGTTGCTCCATAATCAGCATTTGTAACAATCCCAGAAAAGCCAATTTTTTTTGCTGACTGTGCAGAGTCTGGAAAAAGCTCAAACAAAGCGTCTGCTTGATCGCCAGTTATAAGCACATCATCAATGAAAGCTTGATAATCTGAGTTAGCTGATGGATTGTAAAGTAAAGTTGCAGAACCTTCACCAGAAATAAGACCACCAACAAAAGTTTTTGAAGTGTCGCCCATTTTTGTAGTTTCCATTGTATCTTTGGAAACAGACAATGACCATGCTCTTAAGTCACTTATATCTGCCTCAGTACCAGCAGCATTGTGGAACATAATTTTTCCAACATCACCTTTAACAGCCATAACAAAAAAAGTATTTATCTAATATTAACCTTTTTCAGTCTTTTTTACACCCTTTTTAGTTTTTTTATGGCTCTCATAGTATTTTCTGCAATCTGGATCCCAATAACTTGCCTCCCTTCTGCCTTTGACAGCTTCAATAGCATCTAGCATTTCTTCTGTTATCTCAAGTTTTGCCATAATTAAAGATCCTCAAATATTTCAAAAGTTATCCTGATTTGAGTTTGAAACTTTCCTTGTGGACTTGAAGTTAAAACTTCTGGCCCTATCGGAGAATCAAAGATAACATTAGAAACTGTAATATTATTGTAGAGGTCACGCAGTCTTTTGCCAATTTTGTAATTTGCACCAGACCCGATTCCTTCATTAGTAAAAATATTTAAAATCGTTAATCCAACAACACTATTTGTTGAGTTACCAGAACCACCCATAGTTAAATAACTGCCAGAGCCAAAACTTGTCAAACATTGAACAAAGGAATCTACAGAATTTGAATCAAAAGTCATGTTGTTAAAAACAACTGGAATAACAGGTGCAGACGCAAGTTCTAATGACAGCCTAGATTCTATTGTGGATCTTACAGTATTTAAATCTATTGCAGCCATTAAATAGCCCTCCTGATTTGTTTCATAACATATTGCTCAAGTTCTTTACCAATAATCTCAGGAAAACCAGCAACTGTGTTTTGTCTTGTTTTATATTGGCCACCCCATGAAGGAGGTAGGTTAACACCAAAGCAAACAGGTTCTGCATATGGAAGATTATTCGTAACTTCACCCTCAAATGGTTTAATTTTTGTTTGCCATGCCTCACGAAGAGAACCGCCAGCCCCATGATCTAATAAAGCTTTTCTAAAAGGGACTACTTGACCATTTGGTAATGTAAAAAAATTAGGTATAGAATCTATATCAGGATAATTGTCCAAAGAAAAAACTGGAGTAGCCTTTTTTACTCTTGCTGTCCACTCAAGAGTAGTTGATTGTACAAGATCAACAACAAGATCTTCAAAAAAATCACGAATTTCTGTTACTTTAATTTGTCTCGCCATAGCTACCTCAAAATTAGTTGGAAACTAATAGGAATATTGTTTTGCTCGTTTGTTATTATTTGTATAATTTTAAATTCAATACCACTAATAATTATATTATCTTTCGTTGTAGGTACAAAAGTAATATCACCAGCAGATATTGTAAGAACTCTATCTTGTGACTCAATTAAATCATTTACTTGATTTTTTGATACATTTCCTAAAACTCCTTTAACTGTGACTGTGCTTGTATTCTTGTAAAAAGTGCCAGAATTAGGATCATATTTACCTTCAGTAAATCTTTTTATAGTCACATCACCACCAAGCTTTTTTAATGAAGCACTTGCGGCTTTTTTCAGAGCTTTAGCAAGACTCATAGGTAATAAGCAATGACTTGACCACTTGCAAGAGTAATACTTGTGATGACCCCACAAACTTCTGTTGAGGCTTTCATTTCAATGCCATTTATTGTTGAAGATCCATTCTCTGTAATGTTTTCAGAAACAAAAGTAGCCTCTGAATCTTTTAAAGCATGAACCTTACCGAATCTCCCAGTATGGGCATTTGTATCAGTAATAATTAATGCTGCTGGATAATCTGCGTACATTTAAGACCTCTTGATTGATAGATTAGCACTTCCCCCTATTCTAAGACCTTTTAAATACTGGTCAACAATAGGTGGTATTCGATCAACTCCTGTTCTTCCGTAAAAGTTGGGAGTGACATTGATATTTCCAATACTTACAGCGTTAAAATCCTCCAAACCACTTAAGCCGATACCGTCTTTGTTGTTGTTTAAATAAACAGCAAGTTCAATTTGTGCATTTTTTACTTCTTCTGGAATTTCTGTGTCGGTGTAATAATCAGCAACTATTCTGTTTGGAAAAGTTACACCATACAAATTGCTGTACTGGTGAGGAATACGGACACCGCTTCGAGGCCACATTCTTGCTTGTGTTTTTGCAACTTTATTACCTAGAAAGTCCTCACGATCAATTCGCCTAGTGCTAGAAAATAATGCCCGATTTTTTTGGTCATCGGTGCTATTTCCCCATGCAGTAACATCATCAGACTGAGTTAGTCCTTCAATAAAAGAATTAGCCTCAGCTAATGTGACATAACTATTAGCTGTCGCACTGCCGACTGTCGCAACTATTGTGATTGCCATTTACTTTAACCTTTTTGGGCTTTGACTTAGTTTTTGGCTTAGATGTGGAAACTGAAGCCGCTTTTTGAGCAGCTTCGTTTTGTTCCCTCATACGCCTAAAAGCGTACATTGACATTAACTTGAAGCACCCTTAAGAGCTACAAAATTAATAACAATCGCTTCACTTAGCGAACCACTAGACACATTTGCAACAGTCACTTTGAAAGATCCTGATGCCATTGTGTTTGCGTTCACTAAATATGAACCAGCAGTTCCAGCAGATCCATGACAAGCTACAACAACATCAGTTGCTGCGATCTTGCTGTTTGTCACTGTGAAAGTTACTTCAGCCGCAGCCGCTAAAGCTGCGTTGTTCATTGTAATCTGACCTGACTCTGTGTTAAGAGTTACACCTGTTGACTTAGAACTAGCCTGAGTGACTGTCCCGCCTGTTGTTG